TTCCCTAAAGCTAAATTACAACTGGCACATAACAAACCACGTACTTTTCCGGTAGCGTGACCATGATCTACATTTAGAGGTCGGATGTCTCCACCTTTTCCTAAAAGTCTTTCAGGGCGTTGGCAAATACAACAAACACCCGATTGAGATTCCAAGAGATCTACATATTCTTTGTAAGTGTTAATTAAGTGATGCCATGTCATCCTATATTTTTATATATTTTTGTAATATAGGGGGGATAAGAAAGACAAATAAAAAGGAGACTCCTTACGGGAGTCTCCATAAATAGTACATTAATAGGTTCGGGGTAACTACGTGACCCCTCACTGACTGAAGTATGAGGGATTACTGACAAGCTTTTATAGTACTATTATATTATATATTATTATTAATATGCTTTACTATATATTATACGGTATATTATTCTAAAGAAAACTAAAACTAAGAGCAAACCCCCCTTACCCCCCACAGCATTGTCTGTAGTTGAGCTTACCTGTCATCCCTAATATAAAAGAGAGAGGGTGTCCCCTCGCAGGAAAAAAGAAAAAAACAAAAAGAAAATTGGGGGAGGAGAGCACACAATATACACTCCTCCAAAGAACAAGTAAAAGTCTAGCAGATCTAAAAACAAATTACAATCACATTACCCTATATAAATTAAATTTTCTAGGGGATGTGCTCTATCATAAGCATTTCTTCGTTGGTCTCCTAAATAAAGATGTTCTGGATTGATACAAGCAGGATTGTGACAACGATGCAAAACACAGATAGTTTCCGCTGTATTTCTACCAGAATTTTTTAATTTTTCTCCTGTAAAGATTTCGTAAGCAACACGATGGGCGTATTGTTTTATTCCTCCGTACGACATAGTACCATAACCAGTAGGAATCTTTCCGCGTGTCCATTCCCAGCAATCTGTATCAGACTTGACTCGCATGTTTTGTAACAGCTTAGTTCTGATTTTTTCTTTGTAGGTAGGAGGAGGGATTAAATTTTTCTCTGGTTTGTTTCTCCGAGAGGTGTTAAATCGGTTAGACATTATTTGTCTAATACGTTCTCTAGTAACTCCAAACAACTCACCAATACCTTGTAGAGTCATTCCTGACTCATAAAGATATTTCATGTATATCTCCCGTTGTCCTATTCTGGGATACATTCCACAAGATCCTCGCAACATTTCTATTTCTTCTTCTGTCATTTTACTACTCCTTTCTAAAACCAGAAGTCTAGCATACTTTTAAACAAATGTCAAGAACTATTTGCATAATACCTAGCTTATTTTATAATGTTGTGGTAATGTAATTGACTTTTCTATCTGGATCTGTAAAATACGCGCAATTGAATTTATGATAGAATTTTTGTCTAAGGAGACTGCTTTGGGCCACCTGGTCTATGTAAAAAATAAGAAGACTAAACCTCACGAGTTGGGGCATTGGACAAAAAAGAAACAACTAGAGGTACTAACCACCTATTTGGCTTTGGGAAATCTGTCCGAGGCTAGTCGTCTTTGCAATGTTCCTTACATCACTTGTAAGAAATGGAAGTATTATAGTGATTGGTGGAAAGAAACGATTGAAGATATTCAATCGGGAGAAGGACAAAGAACAGACAATAAAATGTCGAAGGTTATTGATAAGGCTCTGGATCTCATTGTAGATCGTATTGAACAAGGAGATTATCAGTATGACCAGAAGACAGGGAAAATTGTAAAGATACCACTGAAGGTTAGGGATTTGGAAAGAGTTGCTTCCGGTTTGTTTGACAAACGACAACTCATTCGTAAGCAACCCACTTCCATTAAGACTTCAGATTTGAATCAATCTGAAAGACTCTTACAACTAGCAGAACAATTTGCTAAGTTTGCTGGAGAGAAGGTTGCACCTGAAAAGATAATTGATGAGTATATTGACGGTGACTACGACGAGGTTAATGATGAAGAAGTGCAAATCGAAGAAAACAACGAAGAAGTGCAAATAGATGATAGAACAACTAGTCAATAAAGTTTTCCTCACACGGGGACTTACTCATCTCTCTCATTGGCACACTCATTCCTACGCTGTACATATGGCGCTAGATGAGTTCTATAACGACGTTGTAGACGCTATTGATAGCTTGGTGGAGTCCTACCAAGGACTCTATGGTTTAATTGAACTAGAGGAATTGGATGGAGGTAAATGTCCAAAAGACATCATCAAACATCTGTCTGATGAACTTACTTGGATTAATAACAACAGTGTAGAAATTACTAATGATATTGCTGCTCTGGACAATATCCTCCAAGAACTTCAACATGTCTATATGAAGGTTTTGTACAAACTAAAGAACCTTTCGTAAGGGAAATATATATGGAGAGGAATTTCAAATCCGAGTATGCAACTGCCTCTCCAAAAAGAAAGGCCCAATTAAATTCGGCTACAAAAACTTGGAGATTAAACAATCCAGAGGCAATTAAAGAGATTAGAAAAAAGACGGACGAGAAGCGAAAACAATTTCGTCGAGAGCAGAATTTAGAGAAAAAGTATGGAATCACTTACAAAGAATATGTAGATCTCTTGGAATCTCAATCGGGTGTTTGTTGTATTTGCCAACGCCCTGAAAGACTTTTAGGAAAAGGTGGAGACATCCGACCTCTAAATGTAGATCATTGTCACGCTACCGGAAAAGTACGTGGTTTGTTATGTGCCAGTTGTAATTTAGCTTTAGGGAATTTAGAGGATAATATTGAGTATTTTGAGAACGCCATTCAATATCTAAAGGATTCTAATGAGTAATTATTATAAATCTGGTGAGTGGAATGTCACGTGCGACCGTTGTAGTAAGAAGGTAAAAGCCGGTATTATTAAAAAAGAATGGACAGGTTTTTTAGTATGTCCTAATTGTTTTGAGATGAGACATCCACAGGATTTTGTACGTACTCGTCAGGACAAAATTACAGTTCCAGAAAGCCGTCCAATTCCCACTTTGGTTTTTACTACTGTTCCTAATACACTTCGTTATGTGGATGATGGTTATATCTATGCACCTAATCCCCACTTGGGACAACAATATATTTTGGAAGTTTTATAAATGTCAACTATTGTAACGAGAGCAGTAAAAGGTACGGCACTAACTTACACTGAGATGGATGCCAATTTCAATAATCTGAATACAGATAAATTGGAAGCGGGTACTCCAGGAACTAACATTGCTAATACTCCCGCAGGAGGAATTTCAGCAGTTACTGTGCAAGCTGCCATTAATGAATTAGATACAGAAAAAGCTAATTTAGTTTCCCCCACCTTCACGGGTAACCCCACTGCTCCCACTCCTACCGTAGGAGATAATGATACTTCTATTGCAACTACGGCTTTTATTACTACTGCCCTTACCCCGTTTACTGGAAAAAATCGTATAATTAATGGGGCTATGCTAGTATCTCAGAGAACTACCTCCGGTACTATTACTGCCGGTACTACTGTCCCAACAGCTACAACAGGTTATGGCGCAGGGGATAGATTTTTCTCTTATTGTACTGGAGCAAATACAAGTTTATCACAAGTTAATGGTGACGATGCTACATCTAAGAGACTACAAATTACGGGGGCAGCCTCTGTTACTGCAATAGGTTTGGGACAACGTATTGCTGCAAAAAATAGTTACGATTTAGCAGGAGGTTCTGCTACTTTATCTGTCGATCTAGCAAATAGTTTGTTAACTACTGTTACATGGACAGTGAGTTATGCAAAAACTACCGATGCTTTTGGTACTATAGGCATGCCTACTAAGACTCAAATTGCCACTGGTAACTTTACTGTTAATTCCACTGTAACTAGATACAACACTACTTTCACAGTACCCTCTGCTGCGGTCACAGGGATTGAAATTTTATTTACAGTTGATGCTCAAACCTCCGGAACATTCACTGTAGGGAGAGTGCAATTAGAATCTGGAAGTATTGCAACAAACTTTGAGAATCGTTTGTATGAGTCTGAATATGAATTATGTCAAGCATATTATCAAACGGTATATACATATTTAGAACAACCTGTAACGAATTCTCAAGATTATTCTGCTGTTGCTTACGGACTAATTGAAATGCGAGCTACCCCTAATACATCCTCTTCTACTAATACCTTGGCAACAAGTTTTCCTGCTGCTGTGGGAACTATCGGTATATATGGTACAAAAACAGTTTACGAACGTCGCAGGGCAAATGCCACAGCAGCCGGATCTTTTTCATCAACTATTAATCTACAAGCAGAGATTCCATAATGGGTATTACATATCTAGGAACATCACAAGCAATTATTGATTCTCCCGGAGATTATATAATTGATAGAGATTTAACTCAATTAAATCCGTCTCTGGATTGTATTATTATTAATCCTGGAATTCATTACGTTACACTCCATTTAAGATCTCGAATAACAGGTTCGGGAAACACAGGAAATACAAATTGTGGTGTAGTTGCTAACGGATCGGCAGCATTAAGTATTCTAGGAGAGGGAGGGAGTATTAGAGGATTTGCTTTTGGTATAAGAGCAGAAAATAGTTATAGTCCGTTAATAAAAGATGTCTCTATCCTTGATGCCCTCTTCCGTGGAATTCGTATTACAGGAGATGAGGCAATCATTCAAGGCAATAAAGTACGGAATATTTTTGGTGCCACTTGGACTCCTCATGCCTATTGTATGGGAATTGAAGTATCTGGAATGACAACACAAGGAACTCCAAAGATTTTATATAATTTAGTTCAAAATGTTGCTGGTACGGGTCTAGGAGAAACAGTTGGAATATCTGTTACAGATTTAGCACAAGATGCTGTGGTATTCGGAAACGTACTTAAACAACCAACACTATTAAATAAAAGTTTTGGTCTTTGGGTAGGAGGGCAATCTGTTGTTAGTGCTGCTGGAAATTTATTTGATACTTGGTCACATGGAATTGTCTCTAGTTCTGTAGCACATTGTGATGATTTGGGTAACTTTTATACAAATTGTACAAATGAAACCACACTTACTCAACTCAGATAGGATAGAGTATAATGCCTTTTACTACTAATGGAAAGCGGGACTACAAGCGCGAGTTGGCTTGGGAACACACCAAGAAAAAGAATCGTGTGAAAGATAGAGCGCAACGAAACGCAGCGAGGGCAGAAGTGGCTAAAAAGGTTGGTAAGAAACCTACTGCTATTAAAGGTGATGTGGGTCATAAGAAAGCTGTAAGTCGTGGTGGCAAGAATGGACTGGCTAATTTGTTTATTCAAAACCCAGGTCAGAATAGATCGTTTGCAAGAAATAAAAATGGTAGTATGAAAAGTGAAACTTCCTCAAGAGAGAAGAAAAAATAATGTCAAAAGCCCCACAAGTTAAACTTACTGCTAATACAATTAAGGGATTTGTGGGATCTTGTCTAATAAAGAGATTTGATGATGCCTCCCAAATACCTGCTTTTCATGAAGAGATGTGGGATCTTTGTACATCAAATAATAGATTTGTTGCTCTTGCTGCGCCACGTGGCCATGCAAAAAGTACCAGCATTTCTCTTAGTTATGTACTTGCTTGTGTTCTGTTTAGAGAACGTAGGTTTGTTCTTCTAGTATCTGATACAGAAGCACAGGCTGCTATGTTCTTGGGACAGATTAAACAAGAGTTGCAGGACAACCAAGATATCATTGAACTCTTTGGTATCAAGAAGAATGATGAAGGTAATGTTAAATTTATCAAGGACTCTGAAACAGACATCATCGTAGAATTTGTAGATGGTGTTAAGTTTAGAATCATTGCTAAAGGTAGTGAACAAAAACTACGGGGGATGCTCTGGAACGGAGCTAGACCCGATCTCATCGTATGTGATGATATTGAAAATGATGAAGTTGTGATGAACAAAGAACGTCGTGAGAAGTTTAAGCGATGGGTCTATGGCGCACTTCTCCCCTGTAGATCGCAGAACGGCATCTTCCGTATTGTAGGCACGGTCTTACATATGGACTCTTTCTTAGAGGGCTTAATGCCTAAAGAGAACGATAAGATGACTGTTCATGAGGAACTCAGAACATACTCTACTCGATCTTCTAGTCAATGGAAAGCAATTAAGTACAAGGCACACAACTCCACATACTCTGAGATTTTGTGGCCGCAACGCCGGACAGCAGAAGAGTTTAAACAGATTCGTCAGGACTACATAGATAGAGGATTGGCTGATGTCTATTCTCAAGAATACCTTAATGTCCCAATTGATGAGTCAAATACCTTCTTCAAGAAAGCTGACTTTTCGTCTATTCGAGAAGAAGATACGAAGAAGAAACTAAACTATTACATTGCTGGTGACTTTGCTATTTCAGAAAAAGAGAGGGCAGACTACACAGTACTCGTAGTAGGAGGAATGGATGAAGATGGTATCCTTCACATCAAGAATGTTGTTCGAGATCGAATGGATGGTCTTCAGATTGTAGATACAATGCTTGCTCTACAACGGGTGTATGATCCTCTAGCCTTCGGGATAGAAGACACACAAATTACAAAAGCAATTGGCCCTTTCTTAAACAGAGTAATGATAGAACAGAATGTGTTCATTAATATCATTCCTCTGAAGCCACACAGGGCAGACAAACAAACAAGAGCTAGATCTATACAAGCTCGGATGCGCGCAGGAGCAGTTAAGTTTGATAAATCTGCGGACTGGTATCAAACATTGGAAGATGAACTGATGCGCTTTCCACGAGATAAACATGATGACCAAGTAGATGGAATTGCTTACTTAGGTTTAATGATAGATCGGCTAGTTGATGCCCCAACCAAGGAAGAAATTGAAGATGAAGAGTATGAACAAGAACAAAAAGAAAGTGGCTTAAATGAGCAAGGCAGATCAGAAACGACTGGCTACTGATGAAGGGTTTGAGGGAACAGATCAAGAATATAAAGATCCCCTCAAACTTGAGGATATCATTGATCTTCCTAATGTTGCCACTAAACTTTCAGAAGATGACCTAATTACAATTGGTAATCAAGCTGTAGAGGGCTATTTAAATGATCTCACTACGCGAGAGCCTTGGGAGAAAGATCTTGAAAAATGGACACAACTTGCTCTACAAATTAGTGAGCCAAAGACCTATCCTTGGCCGGGCGCTGCTAACATCAAATTTCCACTGTTGGCAACTGCTGCAATGCAGTTCGCTGCCCGTTCTTATCCCACTTTAGTACCCTCTAATGGCAAAGTAGTTAAATGCCAAGTCGTTGGTTTTGATGAAACAGGGGAAAAGTCCAATAGAGCAGAGAGAATCTCTGATCATATGTCCTATCAGGTACTCAATCAAATGCAAGATTGGGAAGAGGATATGGATAGACTGCTACTTACTCTTCCTATTGTAGGAACTTGCTTTAAAAAGACTTATTGGGACTCAGCAAGGCAGGTTAATTGCTCTAAATTGGTTCTTCCTAAGTATCTTGTTGTTAATTACAACACAAGATCATTAGAAGAAGCAGAAAGAATAACAGAAGTTTTGTTTCTAACGAAGCGTCAAGTAAAAGAACGTATTAATCGTGAGATATTTTTGGACTGTAAGTTGGGGGATCCTACTGCTTCCTCCTCTTTTAAGCCTAGTGTAACTAAAGATTCCGTTCAAAAGGAAACTACTGAGGATGATACAACACCTTACACCATCTTGGAGCAACATACTTATCTAGATTTGGATGGTGACGGTTATACAGAACCTTATATTGTTACTGTAGATGAGAATAGTAGGGAAGTGTTACGAATTGTTCCTCGATTTATTGCTGACTCTGTTTATTTGGATGAGGATGAGAAGGTAGTATCAATTGAAGCGGAACAATATTACACAAAGTATAGTTTCATTCCTAATCCGGATGGGGGTTTCTACGATATCGGATTTGGTAGACTACTTGGCCCTATTAATGATAGTGCTAATACTATTATTAATCAGTTGGTTGATGCTGGATCCCTCAGTAACTTACAAACTGGGTTTATCGGTAAGGGTTTAAGGATGAAAATGGGAGAATCCCGTTTCCAACCTGGTGAATGGAAGGTAGTTAATGCTACCGGAGATGATATTAAAAAGCAAGTGTTCGCTCTTCCGGTAAGAGATCCCAGTCAGGTGTTATTTTCACTACTTGACCTTCTTTTGAAGTCAGGAAAAGAGCTTGCATCAGTGGCAGAGATCTTTGTAGGTAAGATGCCGGGTCAAAATACCCCTGCTACCACTACAATGGCTACCATTGAGCAAGGGATGAAGGTATTCACTGCGGTTTATAAACGAGTCTATCGCTCTCTTACAAAAGAGTTCCGAAAGATCTACAAACTAAACCAAAAGTACCTCAATCCTGAAGAGTACATTTCAGTTATTGATGTAAAGGTAGAACAGTCGGATTACAATGGCTCTGAGGATGACATTATCCCTGGTGCAGATCCCACTGCTGTATCTAGTCAAGAGAAACAGGCAAAAGTAACAGCATTAATGCAGATTTTACAGTTAGGTACGCTAGATCCAATGGCAGTGACTCAATTGTACATGGAAGCACACGAGATTCCGCAACCTGAGAAGTACATGAAGCAACCCTCTCCTCCTCCGCCTGATCCTAAACAAGAGGAAATGAAAACGAAAATGCAACTTGAGACTCAAAAGGCTCAAATGGCAATGCAAGTAGGGGCAGCAAAACTGCAACTAGAGAAGGCAGCTTCCGAACAAAAGATTGCGGAAAAGAGGCAACTCGCAGAAGTAGCAATACAAGGAAAGCAAATTGAAGCTATCCTTAGTGCTAAGTTGGCACAAGAAACACACGCAGCAGCACTACAACAAAGTGCTCAAAAGGCTCAAGTTAATATGATGACTACAGCAGCCCAAGCACAGCAGAAGATGCAAATAGCACAACAACAAGCAAAACTAAAACCCTCAAAGGAGAAGAAATAAATGTCGGTGATTTCCCATAGTGATTTTTCTAATTGGAAGTTAGATCCAGTAACTCAAGCATTCTTTTACTCTGTCCAAGAACGGATTGAAGAGGCAAAAGAAAACCTAGCCGGTTCTGCTGGTCTAGATAGTATCTCAGATAGTTGGTTCCGAGGTTTCATTGCAGGACAACGAGACATCTTGGAAGCATCGGTAGAAGATTTGGATGGTAAGTAAAGATGATTATTCCAATCTCAGAGAAACGGAGAGAACAATTAAGGCAAGCAGCACGGAAGTGGAGAATAGCTAATCGAGATTTGGTGCTTCTACAAAAGAAACTTACAAAAGAATCTGATCCAGAAAAATATAAAGCTGATGTAAAACGTTGGAATGCAACCCGCAGAGAACTACATTCAGACGCACTTAAAGAGGCCCATAAATCTTGGAGAGATCGGAACAAAGATTATATCTACAATGCCAATGCTGCCTATAGAACTCGATCTAAGCGTGCTTATTATGATAAAGAATTTACTAGTTTTGTTTTTTCAGAGGCAAGAAAACTAGCAAAACTGCGGGAAGATCTTTGTGGTGGTAAATGGCATGTAGATCACATTGTCCCATTAAAGGGTAAATTAGTTTCTGGTTTACATATCTGGTCTAACTTTGCTGTTATTCCAGCAAAGCTTAATATTTCCAAGAGGAACTCCCATTGTCTATAAAACCAATTTTACATCGCATCCTCCTAAAACCAGACGCAGTGGAAGAGACGACAGCATCCGGCATTGTGATTCCAAAAGAACTACTTCAAAAGGAACGCAAGGCCATCGAAACTGCCACCGTTGTATCCATCGGAGAGACAGCCTTCGCAGATTATGGGGGTGGGGAGACGACTATTAAGATAGGTGACAAAGTTGTCATTGCTCGATATAGTGGGAAAGAAATTAAAGATATTGATGATACCATTTATTTGGTAGTCAATGATGAAGACATTCTAGTAATCTTAAAAGAGGAAGTATAATGGACAAAGAGATCATTAAAACAATTGGTGAAGAAGCAGTTCCTGAGCAAGAGAACGAAGATCAGGAACAAGAAACTTCTGAATATTCTGATATTGAACAACAAGCCATTGAACAAGGATGGCGTCCTAAATCAGAATGGTCAGGAGACGAATCCAAGTGGAGAGATGCTAAAGAATTTGTAGAACGTGGGGAACTGTATAGTAAGATTGACACGATGAGTCGAGATCTTAAAGATACAAAGAAAGCCCTGAAGATGCTACAAGAACATCACTCCAAATTGAAAGGAGTAGAATACTCGAAGGCCCTAGCTGAGTTGAAAGCTGCCCAGAAAAAGAATCTAGAATCTGGGGATGCAGATGCTTATTTAGAAACTACAGAACTACTCACGGATTTGAAGGCAGAACAGAAAGCAAGAGAAGTATATCAGGAGTCTATGCCTCCTGTTGTAGATCCACGATTTACAGCATGGGTAGATAAGAATCAATGGTATGCTAAAGAACCAGCAATGAAACGACATGCTGATTTGATTGGAGAAGTTTATGCAAAGCAGAATCCAGATCTTGATCCAGTTGAGGTATTAAAATACGTGACAGATGAAATTAAGTCCAAGTTTAAAGATAAGTTTGTTAATCCTAATCGTAGTAAACCTGGTGCAGTAGAAGGATCCACTAACGCTTCCAGTCCGTCTAAGAAGTTTGAGATGACTGATGAAGAGCACAAAGTGATGAATACCTTTATTCGCCAGAAAATTATGACTAAGGAAGAATACATAGCGGAACTCAAGAATGTTCGAGGAGAAAAATAATGGTAACTAAAGCCACACGAGTCAGCAGGACTCCACTAGCCAATCGTTCGGTATTGGGCGTCAAGGGTAAAGAACCTGGGTATGTCTATCGTATCGTTAATGATATAGGTGATCGTGTCTCTACCTTTGAGGAACAGGGATACGAAGTTGTCACTGACAGCACAATTACAATTGGAGATCGTCGTGTGGGTAAGGCATCGAAAGATGGCTCCCCTGTCCAAGTCTCTGTAGGTGATGGGGTTCAAGGATTCTTGATGCGTCAAAAGCAAGAATACTATGATGAAGACCAAGCATACAAAGAGCAGAAGATAGCAGAACTCGAACAATCTATGAGAAAAGATTCCGGTGCAGATTATGGTAAACTGCTAATCGGGAAAACTTAAAGGAAATAAAATATGGCTAATGTATCACGTGTTTTCGGGTTTAAACCCGTCAAGCACTTCTCTGGCGCACCCTATAATGGGCAAGCCAATATCTACGAAGTGTCCGTGAGTGAGACTATTCCAATCTTTGTTGGTGACTTGGTGGTTCGTTCCACTAATGCCTCCACCTCTGGTTTGGTTACGGTTGCTTCACTCTCTACTGCTCAAACTGCTGCTAACTACACCTCTGGTGTTATTCTCGGCGCTGTTGTTGGTATTGTCAATGCGAAACTGGATCCTCTTGATGGTAAGATGACCACGGGTTCCATTGCTCTTGATACCCCGCAATATGCCCCGGCTGCCACTAAGTCGTTTGTCTTGGTTGCTGATAGTCCTGACCTCATCTTTGAAGCCCAATCTACTGCGTCGTACGCTCTTGCAGATATTGGTCTAAATGCTGACGTTGGTACTTTGATTTATGCTGGTAACTCTTTGGTAACTGGTAACTCCACGATGTTTGTTTCTGCTACGGCACCGACGGCTTCTGCTACTCGTCCGTTGCACGTCGTTGGTTATGTTAAGCGTCCGGATAATGAAGCACCTTTGGCTAATAACAAAGTGCTTGTGCAAATCACTACCCACGCTCAGGGTAATGCCATTGTTGGCGTATAAGGAGATATAAGATATGGGTATTATTACTTCAAGCTCCTTTGCGAAGCTTCTGTGGCCTGGCCTCAACTCCATCTACGGTAAATCGTACAACGACTATCCTGTTGAATGGGACAAACTGTTTGAGAAGAACACCTCGGACAAAGCATATGAAGAGGATGTTGGTCTGTCGTCTTTCGGTCTTGCTTCTGTTAAAAACGAAGGTGCTCCGATCTCTTATGATACGGAACGTCAAGGTTTCACCTCACGTTACAACCATGTGGTGTATGCACTAGGCTTCATCATCACTCGTGAAATTTACGAAGATGATCAGTATGCCAAGGTTGGTGCTCAAAAGGCGAAGGCTCTTGCTCGCTCGATGCGTCAGACCAAGGAAATTGTTGCCGCTAACGTGTACAACTATGCTACCTCTGGTAGTTTCCTTGGTGGTGACGGTGTTGCACTGCTCTCTACTGCTCACCCCACTGTCTCTGGTGGTACGTTCTCGAATCGTATTGCCGTTGATAGTGACCTAAGTGAAGCTGCTCTTGAACAAGCGGTTATTGATATTGCTGGTTTCCGGGATGATAGGAATCTATTGATCGCTGCCAAACCTCAGAAACTGGTTATTCCTTACACCCTTCAGTTCGAAGCTAGTCGTATCTTGAATGCAGATGGTCGAGTTGGTACTGACCTTAATGACCCGAATGCTCTTAAAGATCAGGGTATGTTCAATCAAGTTGTTACTAACCATTATCTCACCGATCCGGATGCTTGGTTCATTCTCACTAATGTGCAGGATGGTCTGAAGTACTTTGAACGGCGTGGTGATCAGTTCGAGATGGATAATGATTTCGACACTGAGAATGCTAAGTTTAAAGCTACGGCTCGTTACTCGTTTGGTTGGTCGGATCCAAGGGCGATTTACGGATCACCCGGGGCTTAATGAATAGGGGAGGGTAGAAATACCTTCCCTTCTTTAAGGAGAATATATGGCTATCAGGCCGAATCAAAATGTAACTGTAACTACTCCGCCAAGTATTAAAATTTCTACTCAAATCATTCGTGTGGAAGCTACTGCGGCGGATGCTGTAGGATTTGCAGCTTTTGTACTACCTAAGTATGCAATTGTTTGTGGTGCTTGGACATACACTGCTGTGTCTAATGCAACTCAAACCATCAACGTAGGCACTACCCTTGGTGGTACTCAGCTTATCAATGCTGTTCCAACGGTTACTGTGGGTTTTGCGGATATTGGTAATACCGCTGGTGCTAACTTTGGTGTACAGGCTTCGGCAGATACTCTGTATTATGTGAAGGCAAGTGCAACATTGACTAGTGCGGTTATTCTGCGGATTGATTATTACATTCCGCAACAAGGTAATAAGTATTAATTTGTAGTATTCCATAGGGGAAGATGATGGCCTAATCGCTGGATTCTTCCCCTATTTTTTATAAGGTTAGGTTTAATTATGAGTAATGTTTTTATTAAGAGTGGGTATGTTAAAGATCTTCTTCCTGCCGGTACTACGGGTACTCCCACTGGCTCTTGGATGTATAAGGATGCCCCTCTTATCGCTATTCAAGTAACTTCCACTGGCGCGGCCACCGTGGTTTTTGATGTCTCTAATGATGGAGTAAATGCTATTGCCACTACTCTTGGTACTGTTACCAATGCTGGCGCAGGTACAGATGGTTTTGTTTCTAATGCTCCGTGGAAATATATCCGAGCACGAGTTACAGTTAATGCTACGGCTGTTACCGTAACAATGAGTAACTAATATGACTGCAACTATTAATTCAATTGTAGCAAATCCTGGTAATATTATTACTAGTGTCCACCAAAAGGGCTTTAGTGTCGGGGCCATGTCGTTAAAAACTGCCGCTGTTCGCAGTGAGGTCGGCGTTGGAGCGTTAATGCCGTGGAATGACGGTCTGTATTATATGACGTACCTTGCCGACTACAACGCCGGTCGTGGAGGCGAACTCCGCTACATTGATCAGAACGGCGGGAATACCCTGCTCGACACGCACAACTCCTGCCATGCCGGGAGAATGGTGCACAAAGAGACGAATCAGTTGTGCTTTGGCGAGTACGTCATAGAGTCTGATGGTACGATTCACAAGATTGCGCTACTTGCTCAAAAACGTGTTTCTGGCTGGGCAAGGCATCTAACATCTCCGACTACAAAAGCGTACTGCATCACGATGGGGAACGCATCAGGGGTGCCTGCGTTACTTATCGAAGTTGATTTAACGACCTATGTGGGCACTCAGCTATTCGATATGTCGGCGCAATTAAGTCTTACCGAGTCGCACTTCAAAGCGTGCTTTACTGTTTTCAAAACAGCCGACCTTGCAACAAGCCCATTTGCAAACAGCCGACTTATTGTTTGCTCAAACGTACAGTCTAAGCCGGGATCACCAGCCACATCGGGGATACTCGCCACGTTTGATGGATCGACATTCAGCTCTAAATATACCGAGTCCCACATTGAGATCGCCGGGAACTATGATGGTGGCCAGGGAATGGCGGTATTCGCCATTGGGAAAGACCATCGTAGTCCGTTTTTCCTGATGCCGTCTTTGTCTCTTGGCACGCCGTATTTCAGGTACAGATTTCCCGCAAGTACCTTTTCACAAGACTACGCTCTATCGCAAGAGTGGATGCGTATCAGGCAGACACAGACCGACAGGTTAATGGCAAACGCTTTTGGGACGTGGTTTCAGCTTGCTTCATGGCAACGCTACTCATCGGCGGCTGGTGTGCAGAACTCCGGTACGATTGGGACTACATACCCAAACATCGAGGCTGTCGGTCGTTATGTCGATACGATTACTGACTTCTGCGTGTGGAATGGGCAGCTTGTCTATGGTACGAACAACACGACGGAACAGCAGGGGGCATTTATTCATGCGGGGCAGTCGCAAAGTTGTATCAAATTCACTGATGTTGATTCGCTTTGTGACAGAAAACCAATCGGTTCTGGACATTTTTGGTACAAGGAACAGGCGACAATCGCAACGGCCAGCGACCCTATGCTCATTCGAGGGTACGACAAGAAATCAATTCAGATTTACAACGGCTCGGCCACCCCTTGCAATGTCGCTATCAAGATCGTTCATTATTCCGACATCTACACGCTGACGACTGTGGCAGTAGCCGCCGGTGCTTTTGTGACGTATCAATTCCCTTCGGGCGTCTCTGGAGATTGGGTGACACTGACCTCGGACGCGACAGTTACGCCGGTTACGGCGTGGATTGAGTGCAGTTAAATCTAATCCCCTCTGCAACACATCAGTATCTCTTCGAGCTTACTGATGTGATATAACAAGGAATATTTATGTCTATTCGACAAGAAGAGTGTTTAAAATACATTCTAAAACAAGAGGGGGGTTATGTAAATAACCCTTTTGATAAAGGGGGTGCCACTAACTACGGCATCACCCAGAAGACGTATAACACTTACCTAACTAGGTGTCAGCTTCCTCTACGATCTATAGAGGAGATTGATATGCACGAAGTATCTATAATATATCAACAAGAGTATTGGGATAAATGTAAATGCTCTGATATTCCACAACCTCTTGATCTTATTGTAATGGATTCTGCTGTGCAACATGGGGTAAGTAGAGCAAGTAAGTGGTTGCAGCAATGTGTTGGAGTAACTGTGGATGGTGTTATAGGAAAAGATAGTCTTTATTCTTTGCACAATATGGTTGTGAGTAAAAGATTGAAAGAAGTGATAGATAAATATATTAATCTACGTCTTTCTTTTTATACTCAAATCATTAGGAATGATCCTACTCAAGGAAAGTTTGCAAAAGGTTGGAAGAATAGAATGGACTCCTTGATAAACTACATTAAATAAGGTTAGGTAAATGGATCATACTAGAAGTGATGATGCAAAAGTAACAGAACTAAAAACAGAAATAGAGCAGCACATTGAAGTAGAGACACTTCGTGATTTGAGTATGACCAAGCAACTAGAAGCTCTTCAGAAACAAGTTAATGATTTGTCTGCGGATATGAAAATCTTAATGGATTTGTGGTCACAAGCAAATGGTGTCCTTAATTTCATTAAATGGTTGGCAGGTATAGGCACCATTGTTGGTGGGGCAATCTTATTTATTAAGGATCATGTTAAATAATGACTACGAGCAATTCTACAGTGTTCGACGTAACACGAGATCAGATTATCGGTGGAGCACTTAGAATTCTTGGTGTTCTATCTACAGGACAAACCCCAGATGCAGGGCAAATAACCGAAGCTTCTGAAGCTCTTAATCTTATGGTGAAGGCTTTGGAGGCAGAAGGTATGCCCTTGTGGGGTATAGTTAATTATGCGGTTCCTCTTACAGCAGGGACGTCTCTCTATCAAATTGGTATTGGTAAGACAGTTAATATTCCGAAACCTTTGAAAGTTATTCAAGCTTGGAATAGAGATTTGGTTAGTAATGTGGATATCCCTATGCGTATATTAACTCGACAAGAGTATAGTATGCTTGGGAACAAAACTTCATCTGGCAACCCTATTCAACTTTACTATCAACCTAAACTTAGTTATGGTGAGTTGAATGTATTCCCTGTTCCTTCTACTACAGAAGCTGCTAACAATCAGATTTACATCACTTATCAACGGCCTTTTGAAGATTATCTCATCGCGGGAGATACGTCTGACTTTCCACAAGAATGGTTAGAAACTTTGAAGTATGGTTTGGCTACTCGCCTTGCTTCTGAGTATGGCATTGATGCAGAATCTCGTAGGCTTCTTCTACAAGAGTATATGACTATTAAGAATACAGCGTTATCTTTTGGTACTGAGGAAGGCTCGCTGTTCTTTTCTGTTGATCGTAGAGACTACTAATGGCAGATATTTATTCTAATTTAGAACTTGTCAATAATGCTGTACAAGAGGCAGGGGCAGGGGATAAAAGAAATCGTAATAATGCTATTAGAAAAGGACTTGAGAATCCTGGTCTATATCAGAGTGGTGGAGTACAACCAACAAGTTTAGATCAAACTCTTTCTACTGTAGGAACGCAACCTAATATTGCATCTCAACCATCTTGGAATGCTCCCCAACAATGGGCAGATTATTATTGGGATGTTGACCGAAAAAGATCGCCAGCCAGCTCAGTTCCGTCGCCGATCGTGCAAGATGCCTCCAATAGTTCAATGCTAAATGGTGCCAATGCTCCCTCTTCTAGTATCATGCAAGATGCCTTTGGTCGTTCAATGCTAAATGGCGCAGGGGCAGATACCAGAGATCTTAGTAAAGAAGATGCGTACAAAAGAATCAATGAGGAATCGAAAGCTTATAGAAGTAAAGGATTTATTCCTGATAATCCCAAGGCTCAAGAATACTTAAAATCTCAAGGATGGAACTATATTCCTGGGTATAATAGTGTTGGTTCTGGTCATGGAAAGAATGATGCTACCCCGGAAGAGGGTGCTGGTGTCTGGACAAAAGCCCATCCAGAAGGTGCCTATAAAGGCATGGGGATGGATTGGGTGACGTACTCCCCAACAAGAGGTTATGGTGGTTATCAATATCTAAAGAAAGCTCCACAACAACACGGCATTGGCGGCTTCTTGGCAAGCCCTGCTGGTATGTTCTTGATGGCGGCTGCCTCTGCATTAGGAGGTGCAGGTCTAGGTGGTTTGTTTGCTGGCAGTGGGGCTGCAACTACTGGATTAGGAGAGCTAGGAACATTAGGTTCTTTGGGAGCACAAGGTGGTATGAGTGTTGCTCCTTGGGTGGGATCAGGTATTGCTAATACTCTTCCTGCTATGAGTTTAGTTCCGGGTGGGGCAGGTGCTATAGGAGTTGCCTCTGGTGCAATTGGTTCTGGTGGTTTATTTGGCAATGGTGGTGTGTATGGTTCTGGATTTGATATTGGTAAGCTAGGAAATAATGCACTTGAGAGTGGGATTAAATCTACTATTACAAGTGGTGGGGATATCAAGAAAGGTATTACTTCTGGACTATCTAGTGCACTCTCTAGTGGATTAGGTGGTCTATTTAATAGTGATGTTAATAGGTATGTCTCTTCTATGAGTAGACCTGCCTTTAATGCCGCACTCTCTGGAGGTTCTTTACAAGACAGTGTTAAGAGTGCCCTGTTTGGAGGTGCAAATACTGGTCTATCCTCTTTGTTAAATTCTACTGATTTGTTATCTGGAAACACACAAGAGAAGAACGCCCTAGCTAATAATGCCATATCTCTTGCACAAACATTAAGTAGAAAACGAAAGGTAGCATAAAATGCCGCAACAACAACAATCTAAGAAACAAGTTAAGAACCTTCGTCTTCCTCTTATAGGAAACCTTACCAATAGGAGTTCCTCTGGATTAAAAGATCAAAGATTTATTAATATTTATCCAGAGACTCAGAAGGTAGCTGCTATAGATAGTACAAGAATCTATTTGAATAAAAGACCTGGTTTAAACTTGTACAAATCTTTCACTGCTGGTGAGGGTAGGGGCATTGTCTATTTTAATAATGCTATCTATCTTGTTATCGGTAATAAGGTGTGGAAAGATGGGACAGTTCCTTCTATTTTAGTTACATTAAATAACTCAACTGGCCCTTGTGGATTTGTTGTTGGTAATTCCTCTACATATGGAGACTACTTATTCATATGTGATGGTATTGGTGGTTGGGTAATTAATACAAGTGATGTTGTTACTACTATTAGTAATACTGCTTTGCGTTCTATCTCAATTACTAATGGTGGTACAGGTTATACTCCAGGTACATATGCACTAGGTTTTGCTGGTGGTGGCGGAGCAGGAGCAGCAGGAACATACACCGTCACAGGTAGTGCTGTAACATCCATCACGATCTCTAATTATGGCAGTGGATACTCCTCTGCCCCTACGGTTTCTTTTCCGTCTGGTGGTGGCTCTGCGGCCGCTGCAACGGCATACTTGAATCAGTTTCCCACTCCTCATGTACCTACTCCTACAATTATAGATGGGTATGTTCTTCTTCCGTATAATAGTGATGTGTATAACTGTGTTCTAGATGAGCCAGATCATTGGGATTCAAGTAACTTCCTATCTGCTGAAATGTTTCCTGATACTATTAGAGCACTTGCTAGACAGAACAATCAGGTTATGGTGTTAGGAGATAACTCAGTAGAGTTTTTCTACGATGCTGCTAACGTAAATGGTAGCCCTCTGTCTAGAAATGATTCCACTGTTATTCAGCAAGGTGTTGCTTTTCCTTATGCTATATATCAGAATGAGCGCACATGTTCTTTTGTAGGACAATCAGAATCCGGTGGTAGAACTGTATGGCAAGTCGAAGGTTTTCAACCTAAGCGTGTTAGTGATGAATATATTGATAGAATCTTAGACAAAGAAACACAACCTCTTTTATGTGATGGTTTTGGGTGTAGGGTGAATGGACATCAATTCTTTGTAATCAATCTTAAAGGATTAGATAGAACTCTTGTATATGATTTAGATGAAAAGCTATGGCATGAGTGGTCTTCCAATGATGGTGGAAATCATGTGGCTTTTAATTGCAATCACCATGCAGATTTGGGAACAGGTGTTGGATATCTTCAGGATATCTCTGACGGTAATGTTTATAAACTAGACCCAGAATATTATATTGACGATGATGATGGTAATATCCTAGTAGACTTTACTACAGTTAAATATGATATGGATACTTATAATTATAAGTTCATGTCCTATGCCACTCTTGTTGGTGACAGAGAGCCTGGGAATAACATTGACATGAGATGGTCAGATAATGATTATCAGACGTGGAGTGCTACAATTAATGTTGCTCTAGATGATAGTCTTCCTAAACAAACTCAACTCGGTTGTTTTAGACGAAGGGCTTTTAATTTTAAACAAGCTGCTAATTACCCTCTACGTTTGGAATCTCTTGAGGTTGTTTATACAGAAGGAGTACATTAATGCCTGTTGGTGCTCTTCCTCCTCCTCCTGTAAATGACAAACCTGGAAGTTTTACTTGGCTAGAATGGTACAGACAACTACGTAATTATGTTTCCACTTCTGGTTCTGTTCCTTGGTACATCATTAACTTTGCTGGTTCTAATATAACAGACATTGCTCTACGAGATCACAATAATCTACAAGGATTACAGGGTGGTGGTACAGGAGAAATGTATCATCTTACCTTAGCTCAATATGAGAAAGTAAATAATAGTGTATTAACTGTAACAGCCTCAACACAAACAATTACAAATCAAATAACAATTATAGTTAATTATGCTGGTGTTTGCACATTAACTCTTCCCTCGGCTGCTTCATACACAGGTAGGACATTAAATGTAAAAACTATTACAGCTAACACTGTGATATCTGCTTCTTCTGATGTAGTTCCATTAGTAGGTGGAGCAGCCGGAACAGCAATACTTGCAGCTACGGCTGGAAAATGGGCAACACTAACCAGTGATGGAACATCCTGGGTTATAATGGCAGCGAATTAATAAAGGAAATAACATGGCATATGAAGATGGTGATTATACTCCGTGGGAATCGGATTATCCAGCCGCAGATAGTATCTCAGAAGACTATCAAACAAATGATACAAGTGCGCAATACAATGAACCTAATACTTATGGGTATGGTCAAACATCCAATATGGATCAAAGTCAATATGATCCATATCAAACAGATTGGCAGGATAATGTAGGCATTACCCAAAATCAGAGCTTCAATCTTCAAGCACAACCAGAGTGGTATCAGAATCTATTGTCTGGTGCAGGAACACAAGCTCTGCCACAAGTTCCACAACAATCTCAAAATAGTGGAATGACTTCTATTCTCTCTCAATTATTTGGAGGTGGTGGGAAGTTGCTTGCAGGTTTGATGGAAGGCGCACAGAACAAAAAGAAACAGCAAGCATACAATCAAATTGCTAAGAATCCCTCTCTGGATCCTTTTGCTACAGAGCGGCCATTCTATCAACAACAAGCAAGGCAAGCAGTGATTGATCCTTACTCTAATCCTATGGTTAAGGCACAGATTGATAATGTACAACGTGAGCAAAACATTAGGGATGCCGCTGCGGGTCGTAGAAGTAATATGATTTCCTCACAACCTGGGGTTATGGCAGCACAAGCTAAGATTGCTCAGTCATACCTAGATCAAATGCTACATGCAGGTGGATCACAGCAATCTCCAGATGGTAAGTCAATTGCTGCTGCTCTTATGGGTGGCGCTAATGCTGGAGTTAATGGTTATGCTTCTCCTCTTGCCAGTGCTCTTGGTTATACAAGTCAAGCTAGTAATAATAACGATCAATTGGTCAATGCATTGAAGCAACTCATTGCAAACGGAAAATAAACCATGAATCAAATTGAAACCGGATATAAACCAGAGTTTGCCTTGGGTGCTCTATATCAAGGACAGAATGCAGCGGATGCTCAGGCACAGAACGACCAAGAACTTATAATGAAGTTCTTGGCAAATCAGCACGCCATTGAAAACAACCCTATTCTTGAAGCTAAGAATAGAGCCTCTCTTGTCTCCGATCAATGGGGTGCTAAGAGGGATCAGGCTAAGATGGATGATCCTAGTTTCATTGCTCAACTATTGGCTGGCGAAAAGGGACAACAACAATCTACTGAAGCTGCTGGTAAGTTGGCTATGGCGATTCTTCAACATAAAATTGATCTTGCTAATGCTCAAGCACCGGGTGATGTTGCAGGAGCAAAACTTAATTCTTTGTTAGCTGGCTTTAATTTGAATGCTGCACAACCTCCGGAACAACAACCTTCCCCTGATGCTAATATTCCAGAGGGTTTCAGTATGCCGAACCTGGGTGTAAGTGGCGCAGGTAGGAATGCTTTTTTCCTGGCTACTCCGGCTATTCCTAACGTAGGTGATCCTGCCTATTTGGGTGTTGCTGCTCGTCCAATGGAAATGCCTTTCCAACCTAATGGCAAACCTGTTCAACCTACTTCCTCTAACTTTGCTAACAACTTAACTGCTGGTAGAGAGGCACAAGCGGAACTATTGGCAAGTGAGTTGGCTCACGCAACTCCTGAACGTAAGAAGGCAATCTTACAAGAGATTGCTATAATGCAGAGAACAGAAGCTGGTGGTTATCGTGGTAATCCTGCTCCCATTAGTGGTGAGGGTTCTGCCCCTACCCCGGTATTCAGTAACATGTCTGCTCCTCCCACTCAACTAGCTAGTAATATAGATAGAGAACGTGTTATGGGTGTTGCTATAGATACTCCGGAATATCGTCAGAAAGTTGCTCTTGCTAAGCAAGCACAAGATGCTGCCGCAGCCAAAGCTGCTGCTAATTCCGCTGCTCTCCTTGCCATTGCAGAAGCACGAGCTAGGGCACAACAAGGGAAAGAACCTACCACAGCAGAAGCTGCTAAAACGAGATTGATACTTAATGATCCTAATCTTGATCCTACCACTAGAGATGCCCTTCTTAATGAGATTATGAACTCTAAGTTCGGTATGGGTAAGAATGCTACAGGACAGCAGTTTGGTATTACTATGAATGGTAATCAAGTTGCTCCGGGTATGCAGCAAACTGTTCCTCCTATCTCTGGTACAGTTGGTGCTAAACCTAAACCCCCAGAGGGCATGACTATGGAAAAACTGAAAGCTCAGTATCCACCGGGAACCCCGGAAGATAAATTACGTGCTGCTTATAAAGCTAAATATGGAGTTACACTACAATGAATCCCAATGACCCACTAGATCTATTTTCAGGAGAGGAACAAAACGATCCGTTAGGTTTGTTTTCTGATAGCAATCAAGATCCCTTGGGTCTTTTTTCCGAGAGTGCTTCTCCTTCTCTTGCTGATCAGATTCATGGCAATCTTCCTCTTGTTCAACAACCGGATGATAGAAGTCTTCCTAAAAAAGTACTAGATGAATACATTGGTGCTCATGAGGCAGGTCTAACAGCATTAACAGGTATAGCTGGAATGGTCACTGGCCCCATGAACATTGCTAGACGTAAGCTGGAAGGTTCTGGTATGTCTGCTGAGGACGCAATGGTGGAGGGCATGGCTGCTCCTACGTATGTTCCTCGCACAGAGACAGGTGAAAGGAACGTAGAGAAAGTCTTATCTCCCATTATAAACAATGTGCTTATACCCTTGATGGGACATCCACATGGTTTTGTTGGAGAACTTCCTAAGAACTTTAAGGGTGCTCCTGTTCCTAAAGAGGTTTTTCCTACTAAGATTGACATTGTTGATCCTGCTTGGCAGAGACATCTTAATAATATCTCTGATGGGGAAAGAGATTTTCTTGGGAAGATCTCTGAAAAGAATGATCAGCTTATTCTAGATACTAATGCGGAACTTGCAAAGTTTGAGAAGGAATCCCTAGAAGGTGGTATGTCTCTTGAAAGGGAGTTTGAACATACTGTCGTATACGATAGATTAAAGAAACTCGTTCAGGATAAAGTAGAACTCGAATCCAAGAGGGCAGATAAGATTGCTGATCCTGTCTATGTTGAGCAGAAGGTTGCAGAACTATCTGCTAAACTAATGGAGGGCAGGAAGCCCACTACGGAGGCCGTGGTTGAACCCAAAGTGTCTCCCCCAGAGGTAGCTGTCACTAAGATAGAAGAAGCTCTCGGAGAGTCTAGAGAGAAGGTACAAACTCGTCTTGAGAAAGCCTTAGATAAGATTGATGAACTTGAATTAAACAATCTTGGTAAAGAGGATGTTCCTGGTTCTGAGTATAGTTCTCTAAAAGAATCCCTTCTTAAAGAAGTGGAAGCTTACAAGGCTATCTTGGAGAAGGGTGAGGATACTCCTGTTGATCTTAGTAAAGTACCTCCTTTAGATAGAGGAGATAAACCACAACCGTATAAATCTCTTCTTCAAGAATCTATGGATTCTTGGAGATATAAATCAACTCTAAATAATTATCTATTAGAACTTCCAAAAGAACACTTAGAACTTTTAAATAAATATTCTAAAATTGAGGGTTTAAGATATGAAGCTGCTAACTATCTAAAGGAAAGATTTGGTGGAAAGATTGATGGTGAGGGTAAATGGAGTGATGGGAAAACTCACAACTCTATCGCGGAACCCTCTGTTGCTGAGACAATAGGAGTAAGAGACAAAGTATCCACTAAAGAGAATCCCACTAGGGAAGTCTTGAGGGATACTATTGGTCACTTCACTACGTTCTCTGATGCCGTTAAAAAGATCACGGATGCTGGCTTTGGTGGAGCAGGGACAAGAACTCTCTTTGCACTATTAGATCGTCTTCCTTGGTTGAAAGAAACTCGTATCCTATTCTCGGATATTAAAGTTCCTGGGGATTCTGGTGGGCTTGTCTCTGGTAGATATCATAAGCAAGGTAATGTTATTAGGATGTTTGATGATTTAAATCATTCAAACTCTGTAACAGTTCTTTTACATGAGGCTGTTCATGCTGCTACTGTTCATCTCCTCAAGACTGATAGTAAGTTTGCTAAAGGATTAAATCTCTTATACGAAACCTTTAAAGAGTCTCATGGTAATGAGATTAATCCTAGAACAGGGAAACCTTATTACGGCTTTAAAACAGTAGAGGAGTTTGTAGCAGAGGCATTCTCTAGCCCTTCCTTTCAGAAACTACTGAAGGGTATTGACAGTATGTCTCAATACACTCACAAAGCAGACAGTCTTTGGAATCAATTCAAAGATTTTGTTAAGGCGGGTCTTAAAGCTTTTGATAGTACCACACGTACTGCTCTCGATGATGTAATGGAGAATGGTATTGGTCTTATAGAAGAAGCTAGGAATACACCTACCAGTGTCTTCCATAAGATGAACAAAGAGGCGAAAGAATCTAAGACCTTTGACTCTGTACAAGATGTAGGTATCCGTGCTCTAGATGCTGCTGTTAATGGAGTTAAGCAAACAGGTTTGAAAGTGTTTGCATCTAACAACATTGCTCAGTTCTTTAGAGAGCACCCTGCTGTCCAGCAAGTACATACGTACATCCGTAGAGCTAGTGATAGAGCAGACTACATTCATAATATTATTATGTTTGGTAATCAGTATGGTGCTGAAAAGATTAAACTCATTGATACCTTCTCCAAGATTAAAGGAGAGGAGTCTGCTTACATGCAGTTAAAGAATGCTTCTAATATGGACATGTACGTTGTACATAATCTATTCGTAGAGGGATTCCGTAAACTCGATTATGAGGATAACCTTGCTCAGAATGGCTCTCATCTTTCTGACAAACAAGTTACCTTGTATAAGGCCATTGCTAAACTAGAAGAAGACAAATGGAAGTGGCAAGTTAATGAACAGAACAAACTCGGTAAGAAGCACATCACTGATAAGGTGAAGGGTTATTATTCTGCTGCTCGTCAAGGGGAGTTCCATGTTGAGGTTGGGTATGGGGAAACTCTTGCTCATGTACAATATTTTGATACTCGCCTAGCAGCAGAGAGATTTATCCAGAAGTTTGGTGATGTAAAATATATTCAAATCTCTGATGTTCTTACTAAAGAAACAATGCGTCCTGAAACTAATGCTCAGATGATTGACATCTTCATTGATGCTCTTGCTCGTAAGGGTGAAGTAGATCCAAAGATGTTGCAGGATACTCGTGGGGATTTGTTAGAAAAGATGCAAGCCCGTGGTGGTAAGATGGGTAAGCACCAAGAGTTCCGTACTAACGTAGAGGGTTATAAAGGGTCTGAGATGTTCATGACTCCGGAAGAACTCGGCCATTCATTTAAGAATGGTATTCAAGCAGGTATGGCAGACTTCCAGAATAACATCAAGTCTCTTATCATCAAGACAGATGTTGATCCTTTCATCAATGATCTATCTTTGAAAGCCCGTGACCCTATAGGCCATGATGCTATTCAACAACTCTACAACAATGCTCTTGGTAGGAACAGAGACTTGTTGAAACCTACTACGGATGTTATGAATCATGCTGTCAATCAAGCAGCACAATTCATTGTGGAAAAGATTATAGGTAAAGAGTACAAGAGTGATACTAGCATTGGGGCTTCTACTCAATCTGGTCTTACTACTCTGTTCTATCTTACCAAGATGGTTCCTAAGTTTGCCTTTGCTATATTAGGTCAGTTGTTCTCTATCCCACAAACTGTTCGTGTAGCTTCTTATGATGGTCAAGGACTGCGTGCTCTTAAATCTTTTGCTACGGGGTTAGGTAAGTTAGCCACTAGAGATAAGGAGTTGTTTGCTGCTCTTGAAGAAGAAAGTCAGAGATATAACACCTTCGAACCTGGTATTATTGAGCAGTTTGACTTGGTTAAGAATGATGATAGTAAGATGGTGGCCTCTGTAAAAGATTGGCTACTCTTACAGAAACCTGCTAAAGCAATGGATAGTTTTTCTCGTGTTGCTTCTTATGCTATCCTGTATGATCATTATAAATCTATTGGTCTGGATGAGTATTCTGCTAGAGAGAAGGCTAGATGGGGTGTAGGAGAGGCACAGAATCTTTATGATACATCTAATCAACCTGCTATCTTTAAACATCTTGGTGCTGTTGGTAGTTTAGCTAAACCCCTACAATCGTATGCTCAGAATTATTTTGGGAATGTTATTGCTGACTTGCAATATCTGAAAGTAAAAGATTGGAATACGTGGGGGCCAATAGTTAATTTCACTCTGATGAATGTTATCACTGGTGGTGTTCTTTCTCTACCTTTGATGCAAGAGTATGAGACTATCCGTAAATTCATTAACTCTAAGTTTAGTGATGTTACTCTACCTTCTATTCTTGATTTATTTGCAAGAGATGGAAGTTTCTTGGATAAAGTTGAACCTGCTAGTGAAGAGGCTAGGAATGCCATCATCTATGGTGCTGCATCTGGCTATTCTGGTATTGACTTGGCTGTATCTGTTAGAGCAAATGAAACCTATATGACTGTAATTGCTGCTGTCCTTGCAGGAGAGAAGGGCTTCACTGACTTGGTTCCTATTGTCGGTGGTGCTACTCAAATGGTGGGAGGTGCTGCTGGTGTAGCTAAGAGTTTGATTACAGATGTTCCTGTAGGAGAGAGGAAAAAGAACATGTCTGCTCTCATGCCTGCTGGTCATCTTGGCTATCTTGCTAATGAACTCCAAGATAATAATGTATCTAACATTGGTGGATATCAAACACAACAGCGTGCTGTAGGTACTAAGGGCGAAGCAGGTGGTGAGCGTACTTGGCAAGACAAGGTAGGTGGGTTAATGGGTACTCAATCCATTGAGTCTAAGAAGGGGGATCTTGTACGTTGGGAACAAACCAACAGAGAGAAGATTCGTAAGGAGAAGATGGAGAAGTATGCTATCTTGGCTGTAGAAACAGGTAAGGGTGAGGAGTATGTTCGTAAGATGGCACAACTAGAAGGAGCACAAGAACAAGAGATTAAAGGTGCTCTGGAAACTGCTGGATGGAAACGTGCTGTACCACAGGAATGGACTTCTGTTATTGATAAGAAGGGGAATGTCTCTAAGGGTGGTAAAGAACGTAACTTCCTCAATGCTATGAGATTTAGGAAAGAAGAATAGAACAATGCCCCTTCTCGAAAGAGTTGGGGCATTCTCTTGGTCAATCGTTTGCTGCTAGGGGTAGATCTCGGATAGCTAGGTACTGCTCAATTTCAAGTTGCAAGAATTCTTTCAACATTTCATTCATATTAGACACCTTTCTTTTTCATACTGCCAATGTAAATACGGAAGATACCAAGATCAATTACCAAGATGTTATCATTCCATAGATACTCCAAACCAAACATTAAACCACTGATAAAATCTACTTGTAAGAACATTTATTCCTCTTTTCCTTTTCTTTTAATTCAATTAGAAACTTAGTCCTATCATAGGAAAGGTTTCTTTTAATCTGTTCTATTCCACCTAATTTATTAATTACATGTTGGAGTAGGGGAGAGAATTTAGACTCCACAAGTTCCTCCTTTGCCACTTATTTCACAAATATCATTTTCAGAATAAACAACTCCCTTATGTTTGACTGCTTCCTCATATGGGACTGAAGTAAGTGGTTGTCCTCCACGAGAACCATCTGGATAGAAAGTTATTCCTCGTAGCCTTGGTGCATATTGAGACAAGGTATCTGCAAATTGTGGTAGCAAAGATTCATTATTATATTTAGTATCCCATTCTGGCAGATTAACAGTAGAACTAATACTCATGTCCACATAATCTTGGATATTAGCTTGAAATTTAATACGTTGTTCAAACTTATCACAAAGATCGTGTGCTGTTTCTATGGTAGAAGGATCTAAAGCATACTCTTTTATAAGAAGATCCGCAGTGGCATCCACTACATATTCGTACTTCCATTTTGTCCCGTCAGTGAGGTAACGGCGTTTGTAAGCCACTGCAAACAATGGTTCGATACCTGAAGTTGTTCCTGCAAGAATACTAAGGCTTCCTGTGGGGGCAATTGCTCGATAAGCGACTGGATTTGAGATGTATAGATGGTTACAGTGTTCATCTGCTGCTCGTTTAGATTCATCTCTATACACCTTTAACCATTCATGCAACTCCGGCGTGACTTCATAATATCCTTGTCGCTTGAGTAACCATTCGTGGATTCCCATAAGACCCAATCCAAGGCGACGGTTCTTTTCCCGAACTTTATATACCTTGTCGTAAGGGAGGTCTGCCCGAAGTGTCCCACAGACAAGGAACTTGGAAGCAAGTGTGACAACATTTTTAAATTCTTCCAGAGTCGATATGTTACCAAGATTGATTGAACCCAAATTACATACGTCAGAATCATCCTCAGATGTAACTTCTGTACAAGCATTCCTAAGTGTTTCATTTTGTTTATCTCCAAAGTTAAAGCTAAATCCAGGTTCCCCTGTCTTCATTGCTTGACGGCAGTTCTCTACAAAGGTAGGTAGGTTAGCCCTATCTGCATTGTACAGCCATTTGTCGTCGTAATTAACAGAGATGTTAGTCATGTCCAACATAGCAGGGAAATTAAAGTCTTGTGCCTTCAGCTCTCGAACAGTTGGTGTCCAGTTTTTTGCTTTAAGAAACATTGGAATGTCTTCGTGCAACCAATTGAGCGAGGCGTATATTGCAGAACGCCTTGAACCACCTTGCATGACACCTGCTCCGATTGCATTAATTGCTTGCATAAGCGGTATAGGGCCTGAGCTTGTTCCCCCTGTACGGGATAGAGGACGACCTTGTGGTCGTAAGCGCGAATAATCAATTCCAATTCCACCTCCTGTAGTAAGACAGTTCATACTACGCCAAGCTACATTG